GAAAAATCGAAAACACGTTTAAAAAGTTTAGAAAGAAAAAGAGGAGGTAGTTACAATGAATGATTTCAGAGAATATTCGGCTGCCTTCCACGATCACCAGAATGATCTTATGCATTATGGTGTCCCCGGTATGAAATGGGATCCTAGCAAGAGGAAAAAGAATGGCCAGAAGACTGAAGAGCAGAAGAAAAAAGAAGATAGACTGGCTAAAGAAAGGGCAGCATCTGATATTGCTTACTCAGCTGGTAGGGGACAGCTTGGCGTGCAGTTAGCTAAGGCTATTTATGACGCTGTTCCCAAGAAACATAGCGAGATAACTGGCTCTCTCAAAAACGCTAAGTTGTCAGGCAAGAAAATTGCTCCGAAGGGAGAACCCACGAAAGAAGAGCTTCTTGCTAAAAAGAAGAAAAGACGCGGTAAGTATAAGAGAGGTACTTACGCAGAAAGGAGTAAAGCATGAGTACAGATTTTAAAGAGTATTCGGCTGCTTTTCATGATCATCAGAATAGCCTTATGCATTATGGTATTCCCGGAATGAAATGGCATAAAAGAAAAGCTGGACTTAAATTCATGCAACGTCCGGATAGTCCTAGAAGACTCGGAGCTGGTTATATGGAGTCTAAAGAAAGCGATATATTAAATAGACTTGATGCTAAAATGGCTCGTAAACTTGATAAATTGAGTAATAGCCAGCTTAGAAGAATTTCTAACAATGAAACAGCTGAGAATGATCGTAGCAGGCATGTACCAAGTGGACATGGTACATATTATGAAAACAACACCGCAAATATAGCAAATAATGTTTTAAAAGAGCGAAAAGAATCTGGAAGAAAACCTGTTAAAGGTAGTTCTATGTCTGACATTGTTAAAAAATCTAAAGAACAGACTGGATTTAAAACTGCTGCATCTGTAGTAGCAAAGTCAGCAGCTCGTAAAGAAGAAAAGAGACGTAATAAAAAGCTTCACGAGGCTCGTAAAGCAGAACGTGCTTATCGCAGAGGTGGCCGTTAACTGTTTAATACGAAACTTATACAAAACGATGCATAATCTCGACAGTATTGTTTCGTTTGTAGCAGTTTCATCAAAATGAGAGGAGAGGCCGATGCCATCTATAGTTGATAGGGTTAAAAAAGCTTGGAGTGTCTTTAAAGGACAGGATCCAACATATGATTATTCACCCGCGACATATAAGTTGGACTACGGTCCATCGTATTCATATCGTTCGGATAAGTTTAGACCGATTTCTGGCACTGACCGAACTCTCGTTACCGCTATTTATGAGCGTATAGCGATAGATGTTGCTGGCGTCAGATTGATGCATGCGAAGAAGAACGATAATGATCAATATGTTGACACATTATATACTTCATTGAACAAATGTCTTAATATGACTGCTAATATAGATCAAACTGGTCGCGCTTTTATGCAGGATCTTGTTATGTCTATGTTTGATGAAGGTGTTGTCGCGGTTGTTCCTACATATACCGATGTTGATATTCGTTATAATGATGCTTTTAAAATTTATGAGTTGCGTACTGCTCGTATAAAACAATGGTTTCCTCAACATGTTAGAGTTGAAATTTATGACGACGATAGCGGTCGTAAACGAGAAGTAGTTTATCCTAAAAGAGCTGTAGCTATAATTGAAAATCCATTCTACGCTGTCATGAATGATCGAAATTCAGTAGCTAAGCAGATTATTAGGAAGATGTCACTTATGGAGTCCATAGACGAACAAGCAGCTGATTCTAAACTAGACCTCATTGTTCAGCTTCCTTATGTGATTCGTTCTGAAAAACATAAACAGCAGGCTGAAGAGAGAAGAAAAGATATAGAACAACAGTTAGCTGGTTCAAAATACGGTGTTGCATACACCGACGGAACAGAAAAGGTAATTCAGCTTAATAGATCATTGGAAAACAATCTTCTTAAAACAGTGGAATACCTTATGGACATTCTTTACAGTCAGCTAGGTGTCTCCAAAGCCATCTTAGATGGTACGGCAACAGAACAGGAGATGCTTAACTATAGAAACAACACATTAGAGCCGGTGCTTTCAGCTATAGCTGACGAGTTTACTCGTAAATTCCTTACTTCCACGGCTATAACACAGAAACAGGCAATAATGTACATCCAGCAACCGTTTAAACTTGTTCCTGCTAGTCAGGTCGCTGAACTGGCTGATAAGCTTAGTCGTAATGCAGTTCTTTCTGCTAATGAAATCAGATCTATTATAGGATACAAGCCGGTAGATGATCCAAAAGCAAATGAATTGCGTAACAACAACTTAAATGCTCAGGAAGGTGAAACATTCCCTGTTGTTTCAGAAGATGGAGGTACTGGTAATACTCCAGAATATGAAGAACAGGTACCTGATAAGTTGCAAATAGGTGAAGCGGTAGCTAAACAATTATTAGGAATCCAGTAAGAAAGGAGATTCATCAAAATGGGAGCAAAGTACGATTTTGGTGGTGTCGCTACTAAGTATGGTATCCGTTGTGCTGATGGTTTAACTATCAACAAAGGTGCTTTTACTGAATGTGACGGCGCTAAAGTGCCTCTTGTTTGGAATCACCAGCATGGAAGTTTAAGTAATGTGCTTGGTCATGCTATCCTCGAAGATCGTGGTGATCATATTTATGCACATTGCAAACTGAACAATACTCCGGAAGGTCAGAGAGCTCGTGAAATACTTGCTAATAATGATCTTACAGCATTGTCCATCTATGCTAATAATCTGAATAAGAAAGGCAAAAATGTTATGCATGGCGTGATCAGAGAAGTATCTCTGGTTCTTGCTGGTGCAAATCCTGGTGCCCTTATCGATACGATTTCTATAGCTCATTCTCTGGGCTATACAGATCCGGATGAGATAGCTGAACTTGATCTTGACGAAGCTATTCTTTATCATGGTCTTGACGATGCTATTGATATCGAAGAAGATGATAACGACGAAGACGAAGAGTACGATGAGGACGAAGAAGATGATAACGACGAAGACGAAGAGTCTGATGAAGATGAAGAGTCTGATGAAGATGATTCCGAAGATGGAGAAGATGCTGAAGGAGATTCAGTAGAACACTCAGCTGACTCAGAAGGTCGTTCTGCCCAGGAAATATATGATAGTTTAGATGAAGATCAGCTTGCGTTGCTTCACGCGATGCTGGCAGAAGTAATCGCTTCAAATGAAGGCGAAGATAACAAAGAGGAGGATGAAGAAATGAAACACAACGTTTATGACGCTGACGGTTATACCAGTAACGGTCCTGTTCTGACTCTGGAAGACAGAAAGCAGATTCTTAAGGACATGAAGAAGTTTGGTACACTTAAGGAATCCATTAAGCATCACATGGAGGATGAGAATGGTGTTATAGCTCATGCTATTATACCTACTCCCAATTACCCTCATAATGCTGATGGAACTGAGCAGACTTACGGTATTGCCAATATTGATTGGCTGTTCCCGGAGCCCAAGGCTCTTAACAATGGTGCTCCTGAGTTTATCAAGAGAGACATGGATTGGGTATCTCACCTGATGGGATCTATCCATCACACTCCTTTTGCACGTGTTAAGATGATGTTTGCTGACATCACCGAAGATGAAGCTCGTGCTAGAGGTTACATGAAGGGTAAGCAGAAGATCGAGGAAGTATTCACGCTGCTTAAGAGATCGTTTGGTCCTCAGACTATCTACAAGAAACAGAAGCTTGATCGCGATGATATCGTAGATATTACTGATTTTGACGTTGTAGGTTGGATCCGTGAGGAAATGCGTTTCATGCTGCAGGAGGAAGTTGCTCGTGCGGTTCTGGTAGGTGATGGTCGTAATCCGGCATCTGATGATAAGATCAAAGAGACCAATATCTGCCCTATCTGGAAGGATGATGAGCTTTATACTATCCATGTACGTCTGCCTCTCGTTCAGAGCGAGACTGAAGCTGCTCGTGCAAAGAGGATCATTCGTGCTGCTATTAAGGCTCGTAAGCAGTATAAGGGTACCGGCAATCCTAAGATGTTCACCACAGCTGATGAGCATACTGAGATGCTGCTCCTTGAAGATGGTAACGGCTACAGCCTGTACAAGACTGACAACGAGCTGGCTACCAAGTGCCGCGTAAGCGAGATCGTTGAAGTTCCTGTAATGGAAGGTCTTACCGAGACTGTTACAGAGACCATCGAAGGCCAGACCGTAACCAAGACTTACGGCATCGCAGCTATCATCGTTAACCCCGTTGACTACAACGTAGGTACCGATCGTGGCGGTGAAGTTAACACCTTCGAAGATTTCGATATCGATGTAAACCAGCATAAGTATCTGATAGAGACTCGTATGTCTGGTGCTCTGGTTCGTCCTAAGGCAGCTATCGTTATCGAGATCGAGATGCCCGAAGAGGCAGGCTGATGATCATTTCATCAAAATGAGAGTGAAAGGTAGGTAAAAGCATGACAACCACAAAGTTTTATGATTCTGTAGGCTATGCAATACTTACAGAAGTCGTCCCTGGTAAATGGAAAGAAGTTATTACTGAGAAAAAATATCGGGGAAATGTTATAAAAGTTTCTCGTAGACTTCAAAGTGATGCCAAAGTTAATGATAATATTCGCATTAATAACGAGATTCGTATACTTGCTGATGCTTTTGCCTATCAAAACTTTCAAAACATTCGATACGTTGTATGGAATGGTATAAAATGGAAGGTCGAATCCGTAACGGTCGATCGTCCTGAATTAGTCTTACAGATAGGAGGTGAGTACAATGGCAGCACTGGACCGCAGGCTTGAATTAGATGCAATTTTGCGTGATATTTTAGGCAATAATAATACCTATTTTGAGCCGCCGACGTCTGTCATGATGCATTACCCTTGTATACGGTATAGTAGATCTCATATAGACGCTATGTACGCAGACAATATTCCCTATCTTAGACATAAACGTTACGAGTTAACATTGATTTATGAAGACGCAGATGATGACTTGCCAGATAAGCTCATGGATACTATAACTGTTACCCATGATCGACATTATGTTGCTGACAATTTACATCATGATGTTTTCACTATGTATTTTTAAGGAGGAAAAAGAAATGGCTAAATTGGGTTGGGACGAGACCGGTAAGCACCTGTATGAAACAGGTACTGACCATTGCGTAGTTTACCCCGCTGTTGGTACTGCATATCCTAAGGGTTATGCTTGGAATGGTGTTACCGGATGGACCGAGTCACCTTCTGGTGCTGACGAGACTGCACTTTATGCAGATAATATCAAGTACCTTTCTCTGAGATCTGCAGAGGAATTTGGTGCTACAATTACAGCTTATACCTATCCTGATGAGTTTGCAGTTCTGGATGGTTCTGCAGCTCCTCTTGACGGTGTAAAGATCTATCAGCAGGCAAGAAGATCATTTGGTCTTGCTATTCGTACCATTCTTGGTAACGATGTAGATGGTAATGATCATGGTTATCTGCTGCATCTTGTATACGGTCTTACTGCTTCTCCTTCAGAGAGAGGTTACAGCACTGTTAACGATAGCCCTGAGGCTATTGAGTTCTCTTGGGAACTCAAGTCTGTGCCTGTTGCAGTATCCGGCGATTACAAGCCTACCAGCATCATCACAATTGATAGTACTAAGGTTAATTCTGATAAGCTTAAGGCTCTTGAGAATAAGCTTTACGGTACTGATGCAGTTGTTAGCTATACAGCTAAGCTGAACCCGATCGCTACTGTATACACCGAGGTTTCAGATCCCGGATCAGTTAATCCTTCGGAGCAGACTCCTGCTTGGTATGAGAGATCTGGCGAAGGCACCACTGAGTCTCCTTACGTATACACCACTACTAGCGACGAGAGTGTTGTTTCTGAGAAGACTTACTACACCAGAACTGAGGGTGATAATCCTCACAGCAATGCTGATGGCGGCTGGTATGAGCGTTCTGGCGAAGAAGGCGCTTATGTTTACACTCTTAGCGCTGATACTGAGATTGTTGCAGGTACTGCATCTGCAAGCAAGACTTACTATGTGAAGTCCACCGCTTCAGGTACTGATGCATATCTGCCTCTGCCTGATGAAGTAATCAGTACTCTCAGACCTAGTACTGGCGGCTGATGATCATTTCATCAAAATGGTAGTATAACAAATGTTTATAGCGGGGAGATTTAAGAGTTATGTTGACTCCTTCTGGGGCTCTTAAGTCTTCCCGTTATATTTTTCAGAAGGAGGAAAAGAAAATGTTAACAAAAGCTATAACTTATACCGATTATAACGGTAACAAGAAGACAAAGAATTTTTATTTCAATCTTACCAGGACTGAACTGGCTAAGATGGAACTTACCAGCAAGGCTGGCATCGAAGAGACCATCAAGCAGATGATCAATGAAGATGATCGTGAGAAGATTATAGAGCTTTTTGAGAGTATAGTTCTCGGAGCTATAGGTGAGAAGTCTGCTGATGGTGAATACTTCAACAAGTCTGATGAGATTCGTGAGAGATTTACGAATCATCCGGCTTATGATGTATTATTTATGGAACTGATCTCCAGCAGCAAATCGATGTCTGATTTCATTAATGCAGTTGTTCCTGCAGATATAGCAGAGGCTGCTGAAAAGAACAAAAAATCGATCAACGATGTAATGGGATATGAAGTTGTTCCTGCAACGACTGAGAATATTACGCCGATTAATGGCTAATACATAGAAGGGAGAAAGAGAATGCCTTTAACTATAACAATACCGTCTAGAGAGCTTTTTGACGAAGCTAACAATAGATTCATTAACGTTAAAGAAACGACATTAGTTTTAGAGCATTCTCTTATCTCCATTTCTAAATGGGAAGCAAAGTTTAAAAAACCTTTCTTAGTTGAGAATGCTTTAGATTCTATAGATAAGGTTTTATACTATATAAGATGTATGACTATAAGTCCTCAGAATGTGGATGAGATAGTCTATACTTGTTTGAGCGAAGAACAAATTAAGCAAATAGTAGCTTACATAGAAGATCCTATGACTGCTACTTGGTTTGCCGAAGATAAGTTAACAGAAAAGAAGAAAAAGAAGAAAGAAATTCAGACTTCCGAAGTAATATATTGGCAAATGATTGCCCTTCAGATTCCTCAGGGGTTTGAAAAGTGGCATTTAAATAGATTATTAACTTTAATTCGTGTCTGCGCTGCTAAAAATGAAGAGCAGTACGGTGATAAGAAGAAAATGAGTAAAGCCGATTTACTCAAACGCAATGCAGCATTAAATGCTCAGAGAAGAGCCAAACTAGGAACAAAGGGGTGAGATTATGAACGATTTTAGAACGTATAGCGCGGCATTCCACGCTAAAAATGATGACATTCTTCATTTTGGTATTCTTGGTATGAAGTGGGGTGTTCGTCGTTATCAGAATCCGGATGGTACTTTGACAGAACTTGGTAAGAAAAAATATAATAAATTAAAAAGCGATTCCGAATATTATAAAGCAAAAGGCATAGAGGCTTTTAAAAAAGATCATTTGATGTCGGCAGATGCTAATGATTTTAAATCTAGATCAAAAAATAGAAAAGCGACTAATATGTTAACACCAGATAAAAGTTTTAAATCTGATGTTGATGGTCGTTATCTTACTAAAAAAGAAGATGGAGTTAGAGTTGATTTAGACGCTGATCCTAATGATGTTAAAAAGGCATACAGAGACTATCAAGAATTTTCTTTAGATAAAAAAGAGCATGAAAAAAAGATACATGATATATACATAAATGAATTAAAAAGACGAAGAGATGAATATGCTAGAGATCCTAAAGTTCAAAAATGGGTGTCAGAAGAAGGCATAGCTGAAAATATTAAGTATTTTAATGACATGATTAAAAACGCAAAAGATAAACCGTTTTCGTATTATTTCAACGGTTCCGGTAATGTCGATGCCGATTTTGAAGATGGTGTAGATGATCTATTTGCGCCAACCGTATTTTATGATATTAAAAAGCGTACGGGCAGTCTTGCTTTGAACGATTAACATCAAAATGAAAGTAAAGGAGGGCTAAATGAGCACCGAAATTGATAAAAGAGTCGTCCAAATGGAGTTTAACAATAAGGATTTCGAACGAAATTGTCAGGCGTCTCTAACCACTCTTGAAAAGCTTAAGATGGCCCTTAACTTCGATGGGGCTAAAGGTCTCGACTCTATGGCTAAGGCTGCTAACAAGGTAGATTTATCTGGTTTAGCAAAAGGTGCTGAAGCCATTCAGGTTAAATTTTCAGCAATGCAGGTAGCAGGTATGACTGCTATCTCAGAACTTACCAAGAGTCTTATGAATTTTGGTAAGAAAGTTTGGGATTCTTCTTTTGGTCTTATGAAAACTGGTGGTATGGCCAGAACTCTTAAGATTGAACAGGCAAGATTCCAGATGGCTGCATTGGCTAAAAATATGAAAAATATTACCGATGATACAAAAGCCCAGGCAGATTTAGTTGAACGAATGGTTAATGCTGCTTCTGAAGCGGTATCAGGTACTGCGTATGGTATGGATGCAGCTGCAGCTGTTACTTCTCAGCTTATGGCTTCTGGCGTTACATCTTCTGAAGTAATGCTTGAGCATCTTAAAGGTATAGCTGGTGCTGCTTCAATGACCGGTCGTTCATTTGAAGATATTGGTAACATCTTTACTACAGTTGCTTCAAATGGTCGTCTCATGACCATGCAGCTAAGACAGTTCTCTGCTGCAGGTCTAAACTTATCAGCTACTCTTGGTCAAAGCCTTGGTAAATCAGAAGAAGAAATCAACGAAATGGTTCGTAAAGGACAGATTTCATTTGAACAGTTTTCTAAAGCTCTTTCTGATGCTTTTGGTGATGCTGCATCTAAAGCTGATGATACTTTTTCAGGTGTTACCACAAACATTCAGGCTCAGATTAAGAGAATTGGTCAGATCTTTACTGATCCTTTCGTTGAACATGTAGTGCCTTTCTTAAAAGAAGTAAAAGCTGCAATACAGAGAGTAAATAAAGTAATGCAGCCTCTTGGTAAAACTTTTGAAATAGTGTTCAGTAACATTATAGAAAAAGCTACTAAGAATATGAAAGAGCTTAATGTTACTAGGTTGGGGGGTATAATATACGGTATAGAAAACATATTTACTTCTTTAGTGCTTATAGCTGATACGATAAGAAAAGCATTTGTGGATTTATTTCCGCCAAAAACGGTTGATCAACTTACAGAAGTTGCAACTGATTTTGAATTATTCACACGTCAGTTAATTCCGTCAAAAGAAACACTTGAAGGATTAAGACAAATTCTTATACCGTTTATTTCAATGTTAAAATTGGCATTTAACATTGTATCATCTATATGGAAAAACGCAGCAAAACCTCTTTTTATGATAGCTACTAAGTTCTTAGGCGCTATCATTAGATTAGGCAATGCTCTTAAACCTTTTAACGATAGATTAATAAAAACACTTACAGAATCTAAGTTTTTAGATAATGTTTTACAAATAATTACAGCAACCATTATTATAGCAGTTGATTGGATTACGCAGCTTGTATCTGGTGTTGCTGATCTTGTTAATACTTTAGCTGAATCTGATACGCTTAATAAATTTGCTGAAAC